TTCTAGACTTGGATCTTTAAACCAACCACGTACCTCTTGTAAAATACCACAACTGTCACCATACATTTCCATACATGGAATTTGTACTTGTACAGGACGTGATCCAGTGTCGCCTTTTACTCCACTAAATGGAAGTTTGATCATCAAACGTTCTTTCCAAAAGAAAGTGTTGTCCTGATCACTATCAGGTAAAAAACGCATCGTTGCCGACTCGCCTTCTTTGATATTCCAGAATGGATAGATTGGGTTTGGACCTTGTGGTCCTCGGTTTCCGCCAGTATTGGCTTCTTGTTCTTTAAGTTTAGCTCTAATTTCTGCTAATGATGCCATAGTTTTGCCTCCTATATGTTATGCCTATGTGCTTTGTGCCTATTTGTTTGTAGCACAGTTTATATTATATACTGGTTTACAAACAATGTCAAGTCTTTTTTTAAAGAAAAAACATAAAAACTTATAGTAGGATTATAATCCTGCTAATCTCATAATATCTTGTGCTTCTTTTGTAGTCTTGTTCTTTTCTGCCTTGCTGTATTTGTCTTTTAGTCTACCTAATTCTTCTTGGCTAGCTCCATCACGTCCTGCTTGTGCAGCTTTGACCATGTATTCCTTGCCGTGCTTTTTAACACCAGTATGGTATTGTAATCCTGATCCTTCACCTATTTCTTCATCTTGTTCAATAGTAGGTTCCATTACAGTACCTTCTGGTTCTTCGTCGATCATTGGTTCTTGTACAGGGTTAGCATACTGTTCGTATGTAGATTGTATACGCTCAATAAACTGTTTTGCTGGCTCAATATACTGTTCGCCGTAATCTTTTTCAATAGCAGTTAGTACAGCAGTTTCTCCTTTTGGAAATGTTCCTTGCTCTCTATCAAACAAAGATAGTACAAATTCCGTTACTGGTATTTGTTGATCTTTTTCAAGTGTAATTTCATCACCATCTGGGCCATCAATTTTATCACCTTTTTTCTTGCCATTCATTTTGGCTTTCTTTACAGCGTGTGCGTATGCATTACCTTCGTCAGTCTCTTCATCACTTTCGCCATATGTTATGCATGGATCTTGTCCACATCCGCAGTTCTTCTTTGCTTCTTTTACATCTTTAGGTTTATCGTGTGTCCAACCTTTTTTAGCTAGATCTTTATGATCTTGTTCTTTGTTGGCCATTTTGCCTTTTCCTGTCTTAGGATCATACATCATATGTGGCTTAAATTCTTCTTTTGCTTCTGCAAACTGACCCATCATAGATTCAAATGCGCCTTCAATTTCTTCACCATACTTGTCAAAACTTCCTGGCATGCCACGAGTTGAACCTTCAGGACCAGTACCCATAAAGTAAGGCATTTCAATTACTTGTCCTACTTGTAGTGCTTTAGGATCTGCAATATTGTTAAGCATCATTATTTCTTTTACTGCTTCTTCAATATCGGCACCATGGAAATTAGCATTTTGGAATTTTTTAGCAATTGAATATAATGTATCACCTGAAGCAACTTTGTATGTTTCTGCAGGTGCGCCTACTTCAACATCGTCGATTGGTGCTTCACCTAATATATCTTCTGCTGCAATACCTTTTGCTTTTGTTGCTTCACTTACTAGGTTATATATGTAAGGGAATACATCTTTTAATTCTTCATTAAACTGTCTAATAGTTAATTGGTCTATCCAATTCTCTGCAACGTCACTTGGTACGTCTTCCATCATTGGTTTTTCGTATGCGGCAATAGTTTCTGCATAAAACTTTGGCTTTTGTAATGACTCAATAGTTTTTCTAACTGTAGTAATTCTTTCTTTAACAACATCCATATATCCTGCTAGGCTTTCTGCCATTACAGCTGAGCGGCCCATGTAAGATTTAAACTTGCGGAGTTTGTTCATTTCTTCACTTAGGCCTACAATGTGTGTTCCAAAATCATCAAAAGGTTTACCGCCTTCAGCAACGTGTCTTGCCATTGCTCTTGCACCAGTTAGGTGTTTGTATGGATATAAAAAGCGTTCGCCGTCTGCACTTTCAATATATATTTTTCCAATATTTCTTGTGCGTGTTTTACCAAGCTCTGGGTTTACACTTTCTGTGTGCTTGATAACTATTCTAGCACTATCTACATTTTGGTAACTAAGTTTATTAGTTCCATACATCTTTGATTCACTCATTGTGTTGTCTCCGCGGTTTGCTGCCAAGAATTCATAATCTCGACGATCTAAATTTGACTTATTAATATTACGTGTATCAAACTTCATTAAACGTTTTTTACTAAACTGTCTTAATTCTTTTAAAAAATCATACCAATTTTGTTGTGTTAATTCGTCTTGTTCGCCAACAAAATTATCGCTATACATGACTTCGATTGATTCATCAGTTACGCTAACACTAACTTTTCCTAAACTTGTATCACCTTCTTTGTAATCAAAATCAAAGTAACGAGCGTCTTTCGGAACATTGGTTACTTTACCATCTACATTACCTATAGTGACACTAGGAAAACGTCCACGTATCTTATTAAAAAGTTCTTCTGATATTAGATCTAAATTTTTCATTGTATTGTATTTATCAATAGTTGCTACTTATGAAGATCGGCATTGGTGCTTCGTAGTCGTCTATTTCTTCTGCTTGTGTGAATGTATTATATATTCTAGGATCCCAATCTTTAAGCACAGCCATCATTCTAATAGCAAGTAATGTAGCACTTATAAGATCGTCTGTTTGTCCTAGTTTTGCTTGGTAGCTGGAACCTGTTGCCACATAGTTTTTTAATTCTGATAGAAATGGTTTTGAATGTATAATCATTTTATCATTTTCGATCATTGTTTTCATTCTACTACATGCTGTAATCTTAGTGCCATGTGTAGTATTAAATCCTTTACGGAATTTACGTACATGTCCTTTACGCATTGGTTCACTTACAAATAGTCCGGGTATATTTTCTTCGCCAAAGTCATTAATAACAATAAGACATGCTTCACCGATACCGTTATTTTCTACACTCCAATATATGCCGTTAGTATTTTTAGTTTCTTGTTGCAGATAATTGCATATATCTGCTAACACTCTAATTTGACCAGGGATTGCCGTAGTGTTGTGTTGCCATTCTGCTACTTGCTCATAACTAGGTAATTCAAATACTTGAATTGCTGCGTTGTCGCCACCTGTACCCATACTAGGATCAAGTGCAACAGCATATGTAAATTCTGGAGTTGGCTTTTTATACCAACGTGTTTGTCCCATATTAACTAATGGATTATCGCCTTCCATTGCAGACAACTTAATAGAATTAATTAATGTTTCATCAAATACTAAGAATTCACAATCGTATTCACGTCTAAATCTTTCTTCACCAATACGTCCTAGTTCCTCAACCTTCCATTCATCGTTTCTGTCTGGATGTTCATTCCAATAACTTCTAAAACTGTGAAATCCGTTTAGCCCAACTTCTTGTTCGTTACCATGTTCGTCGAATTTATCTTCTGCTTGTTTCCAAATAGTAGCAAACGTATCTTCGTCACTGTTTGGTGTTGATGTAATAATAGCACGGCCACCTGTTGCTAGTGTGGGTGATATTGAAGTCCAAAAGTCTGTAGCAACATTAGGTTGTACAAATGCAAACTCGTCACAGTATAATAGTGATATACTCATACCACGTCCTGTGTTACCTGTTGTAGTAGCACTAACAATACGTGATCCATTTTCAAATTCAATTGAACCTTTGTTGTAGTTTGTAACACCTGCTCTAATATGATCAGGACACAATTCATATACATAACGAATACGTTGCATAATTTCTTGAGCACCAGTGTACTTGTGTGCCGCAATTAAAATGGTTTGATCCGGATTAAACATAGCAAACCAGCATAGATAAATTGCTGCACAAGTTGTTTTACCTGTTTGTCTAGGCATCATGTTTATGTTAAAACGATAATTATGGTAACTGTGCATTAAGCGTAATTGATACTCGAAAGGATCAAACAATAGTTTGCCTTTTACAGGATGCTGTATGTATGCAAACTTACGAGCAAAGTATAAGTACCCGCTTTTTGGGTCCATACATTTTTGTAGATCTTCAACTTGTTCGTTTGTAAATGTTTCTTGTTTATTGGCTTTCTTAATTAAGACGCCGTCTAATGATGTACTCATGTAAGTATTTAACCTATTATATCGTCATAGTATCCTGTATCGAACCTAAGATCAAATAACTTGCGTTTGTCTTGTTGTATTAGTACAGGTACAGGTGATGCATTAGGACCATTAGTTGGTTCACTCCATAACCATTCATATTCACCGTTGTCGATTTTTTTGTGTAATTTTTTTAGGCGTCTACGATTGTAGTTTGGACAAATATAAACAATAGCCTGGTTGTTGCCTAGTGGCTCAATCTCTCCAGACCATTGTATAATTTTTATTTCGCCTTTTTTGTGAGCGGCTCCGCTCCAAGGACATACAGGTTTAATGTGTTGGAAGTATTCTTCCCAATTAACCTCTTGACTTCTTCTTACCACGACTCTTTTTACCTCTAGAGCCCTCAGTTGTCTTTTTATCCTTGCCACGTGATGCCATTAATTTATTACCACGTGATGCATTTAATTTTTCGCCACGTGACGCTTTTAATGTTTTACCACGTCCACGACCCTCAGCGGTCATCTTTTCGTTTAACGCTGCCCAAAGTTGTTCTTTAATTGATGTTTCCACAGCCATTGCATTGTCACCGTCCTGTGCAGCTGCGTATGCTTTCTTCTCACGGTTTAATCCGCCGCTTAAATCTTTAGTCATTGTTTGTGTATCAGCATATGTTTCTTCTGGGCTATTATCCCAATCTTCTTCTACGCCTTCTTCACCCATTCCACATGGACTATCATCTGGTGCTGGTTCATCTAACATTTTCATTGTAGATACCATATCGTCATGTCCATCATGTGCGTGTGGTATAATATTACTTACTGGTTTTGCATCGTGCATACCTGCATTTTTAAGGATGCCAGCTAATTCAGCAACCTCTGCTGCGCTATCACCATTAATTGAAATGTTCATTGATGCTTCTTTGATTGCTTTTTTCATATTGTTGTCCTTACTTGCGTTTTGTTGTGTTGCACTTGCATCGTCTGGTCTACCAGACGATGGTGGAACTTCTTTCTTAACTTGTGGAGTTACTCCAGTTGCTTTATTGTGTGCGTCAATAACAGCTTGAAACTTTGGTCTTCCTTTATCTGCAATTTTTTTAATTGAAGCAACTTTTGCCGCAGGAAGTAATCCTACTTGTGCAATAGCTAGTGCAGCTTTTAAATCTGCTCCTTTTGCTCCTGCTGGTTTACCATCTGATCCTGTAAAAATATATGAACTTCCGTCTGGACGATATAATCCTTTTAAGCCTAAGTTTTGTGCACCTTTTGCAATTACATATCTACTTCTATAATCAGCTGTGCTTAATAATTGCATTGCTTTAGTGCCTAATTTTTTCAAAACATTAGCGTCTTTGGCAGCATCTTCTGGTTCTAATGCTTCTGCATCTTTAACAATTTTTTCAAATTGTTGCATTGTCATACCTTTTTTAAATTGACCTGCTAGGCTATCAAGTGTTACTTGTGGAACCTGACCTTTTGTATCTAATTTACTTGTAGGTGTTCCTTGTTTAGTTGGTGCGTTACCTAAATCATCACTATCATTTTGTGCAGCTTGTTTTTTAGCTGGCTCATCAACTAGTTTTAAATATCTGTTTAATGCATTTGTAATTTTTTCATCGTCCATTCCCGGAAGACCAACGTGTCCTTGGACTTTATCATGTAATGCTTTTAGTTCAGCCATTTCAGCTTGTGTAAGCTGTTCTGCTAAAAGTTTTGTTTCTACTAGTGCTATTAAGTCACGGAAGTCATAACTAGCAACTACTTTCCCTTGTGTAGCATCAGGAGTTCCTGCATTGACTTGTCCACCTTCAAGTTTATTTAATAGTTCAATATAACGATCTACATCTGCATTTGGCTGTGCTGTGTCAATATCTTTTTGTTGATTAGCTGCTGTCATCGCATCAGCGCCACCACCTTTGCCTGCTCCTGCATCTCGTTCTGCATCAGTCATTCCGTCATCTGCTGTATCTGCACCTACTGAGGCACCACCGCCGTCCTTGCTTGGTCCAGCTCCATCTCCAGCTCCAGGTTCGCCCCTGCCTGGTCCTTCACCTGTAATAGCTTTTTCAATTGCCGCAAGTGTGTCTGTACCTGCTTGACCGTCTACACTTAACCCATTTGCTTTTTGGAATTGCTGTACTGCTTGGAATGTACCATTACCGTACTTGCCATCAATGCCATTTGGATCAAATCCTAAACGTCCTAGTTCAGTTTGTAGTTTTTTAATTTCAGGCATTGCTTTTTTGCCGCCTTCATTATAACGTGTCATTAAATCTTTTGTATTTACAGGCTCTTGTTTTGCATCATCTGTTTCTGCATCATCTGGCGTAGCTGCTGCTTCAATAGGTTTACCATTTGCATCTGTATAAAAATTGCCTGCGGGGCCTGCTGTTACTATTGCTTCTTGATCACCGATAGTAACCTTGTCACCGACCTTAAGCTGTTTTATGTCGAGCATTGCTTGACCAATGTCTGCAAATGACTTGCCAACTGGCTTATCTTGGTCTGCTCCGCCGCCAGGTTGTACTGGTTTATCTGTACTTGTAACATTGCCATCTGCATCTGTTGCATAGTTGTTACCTTGAATATTAGGGTTTTCTACTCCGGCTTTTTTTGCATCTTCACCTTCTGGATTCTCTGTATCAATACCAGCATCCTTGGCTGTTTTATTAAATTTTTCCGCTTCGGCGTCATTGATGCCAAAGATTTCTTTAATCTTATCTGTAAACCAGTTTTCATCAACTTGTTTCTTTTCATCAAGTTGTACTTCTGTGTATAACTTTGATAAGTCAATATATTTTTTTACATCATCGTTATTCATTATTAACTCCCGACTACAGCTTTTGTATTTTCAACATCACTGATATCTTTAGATTCACCTGTTGGTGCGCCTTCCATTGGATCAATTTCACGTTCTTTTCTAGCTGTTTCTAATTCTTTTAATAGGTCCATTACTCTTGCGCCGCCAACTTCGCCTTGTGCGCTTTCGCCGCCCATGTCTTCAGTTGTTAGTTTTGCTTCGTAAGGTTCATCAGTTGTTTCTGATTGCTGTCTTTCAACAGGATCAAATTCGCCACGCACAATTAAATGGCTATGCGGAACACTACAATTTGCAACCAAGTATTGTTCTAACACATGTGCAGTTGTTGGATATTTAACTTCTGCTTCAAAGTGTGTTACTTCTATATTTTGCAACTGTGGGAAATCCATTGGTTTTTCGGTTATTGGTGCCCGTTTACCGGTGCTAAGTTTTACAACTTCAAACTTGTTAAGATTGGTTTCCATTGTATCTACGAATCCTTCAGGCACTTCTCCTGCTACTCGTATAAAAAATTTATATGTCTTTTCAGACTCTGTTAAAAATTGTGCAAATGTTTTCATGGTGTTTTTCCTATTATAAACTATTTATCCATACTTTTCAATTTTTCTAACAAACTATTACGGTCTGTAACCACATATCCGTCGCCGTTTACTACGTCACCATTGTTTGGAGTATCGTTATCTAGTTTTTCTTTCTTTAATTGTAGTTCGATCATTTTAAGTTTTTTGTCCATTTTTGCAACTTTAGCATCTAGACTTGTTTTTAGCATTGATCCTGCTACTTCAAAAACTCTACCACTATAACGACTTTCAACATTCATGCCTAAGTCCATTAAATCTTCGTAGCTTTGTAAAGCTCGACCTGCAATATCATTAAGTTCAGCATCTGCTTTTTCGCCTAGACCTTTAACGCTAGGTAGTGCTGATGCAATTTTATCAAACTCTGCAATATCTCTAAATGTATCCGTTTGCTCAACTACAGCAGCCTTTGCTTTAGTTTCGTTTTGAGCTTCAGAAATAATTTCTTTAGAATCTGGTAAGTTTAAAAGTTCTTCGAGTTTTTTCGTCATAGTATGTAACCTTTATATACACACTTATTTATCGCCTATCGTCGGCCGCTGTGAAAAATGTCGTCCTCGGTAACTATTCGGAATTGTATATTATTTTGCTTACAATAAGCATATGCAGCTTCCCATTTGGCTTGATTTACTATCCAAGCCGCTTGATTATGCTTACTACGCCCTAATTTTTCTCTGTGTGTTTGATTAGCCGGCTTAACTTCTATAAGTTCTACCTTTTGTTTGCCGCCTCTATCAGCATATGCAATAAAAAAGTCTGGTACATATATTGTTTGTTTTCCAGTAAGAGGATTTCGATATGGTATCTTAATAGCTTCACTAGCCCATTTATCAACAGCTGGATGATTATCACAGAAATTCATAAAGGCAAACTCCCAACTTGATCTATAAGTAGGTGTCTTAGTTCCTATATATTTTTCCGGAAATTTACAGTTAAATTTACCTTGTGCAAATCTAGCCATATTATACTACAACATTTCGTTTTTCAACTGTGTCGTTATTAGCAGCTAATTTAAAACCTAGTGTACTTGTACGCAATCTGTTATAATTTAATACTTCAGTTACTACACTGCTAAGTTGTACGTTATCTAAACCTTTAAGGGTATCAAGTAGTTCAAATATTTTTACGCCGTCTATTTTGGCTTGATTTAATAATACTGTTGCTGTACTAATTGCTGAATTTTTCTCAAATCCTCTTTTTTCAAAAAACCCTATAACAGCATCAACTTCGTTTGAAGGAAATGCTAATTTTTCGTTAAAATAGTTATCAAAAAATTCTGTAACATTTTGATCGCTCGACTTAGGGCTTGTTGGTAAACTACTCATTATGTTGCTCCTTGTTGGTATGCAGCTCTTGCATCAGCTACGCTTTGCCCAGTACGTGATTGTATACTTTTTATGCCAGCTGCTTGATCTGCACTAGCCTTAGCTGCGGCATTATTTCTAATTGCTGTTGTAGCTAGTGTAACAGCACCAACTCCGGCTGCAGCTAATATTAGATCTTTTGAACCGCCTCTACCTCCATTTTTTGGAAATAACGTATTTGCTACACCACTTACGTTTGTGCCAGTTGCTGCACCTAATGCACCTGTGAGTATGTTAAACCCTTCTTGTCTAATACCGTCTTTGCTTAAATTACGTATATTGCCAATTAGATTGGCTCCCATTAATACTCCTAATAATGGATTTTCGTATACATCGCCACTAGCAATAAAGTCATACAAACTAAATGCACCATCTATAGCTCCTGCAAGGCCACCGCCACCGCCTCCTGCTAATGATAACGGACTAGGTGTACGATCATAATGATCTTGACCAAATCCAGCAGGTTCGCCATTTGCTCCTGCTTGGACAGCTCCTGCTTCGTAAAATACAGCTTCGTATGCTACTGTAATTTTATTTTCTAATGTCCCAGCACCGTCAGCATTACTTACATCATCATGAGACCATTGTGTAATCATAGGATTTACAAGAGTATAAGTTACATATTCACCTCTTGCCATTGTGCTAATTTTAATTTCTTTGAAAAAAGGCACACCAGGATTATTAGTATCCATACCATATTTAAATCTATAAGGTGCTGCACCATCTGGAGATTTGCCTTCGTACGTGTTGTGTGGATTAATTTTATATGCTGTGCCGCCGTTAATTCGTTGATTCCCGTCAGCAAAATAGTATCTATAATATGCTTGTAAGAATGCTGTTGTTAATCCTTGATTATCATCATGCATTGTTATACTAACCGGGTCATATTCTATACCAGTCTGTACGTTTTTAATTCTATTATATTGTTTTTTTTGTTCAACTTTAGCAGAGTAGCTTGGCAAAGTTGCATTTTTTACTAGCATTCCTATTTCGTTAGTAGCAGCACCGTTAAGAAGTTTTGGAATTAAACTTTGTCCTTCAGGTGTAATAACAAATTGTACGTGATAATTAAATTTGCTTCTAGGAGCAAGGCGCATGTTATTATCAACATAAAGCCTAGATCCGTGTTGCCAGTCACCTAAGTTTCCTTTAGGTGAAAGTGCGCCTGTTGCTATTGAGTCTAGTAATCCATTAAATTTATTTGCCATACTAATATTTATCCAACTTATTAAAGTACGTATATAAAGAAAAAAGGGAGCGCAATGGCTCCCTTTAAAAAGACTAAATGTATTTTATTATTGTTATTATGCGCCGCCGCCAGTTACTGCTGTGTTAACTGTACGTCCTATTGCTGTTCCAATACCTGTTCCTTGTGGTGATTGGATTGCATTATCATAACGTATAGCTAGTGTAACACTTACTGGATCAGTTGAGTTTGAATATGCTAAACTATTGTAGTTTGCACTTTCACAGTAACAGCCGTATAGTTCAAATGTTTCTAATACATTTGGTACGTTTGCGCCGTTACCACCGTCTAAGATTTCAATACGTGTAGTAAATTTGTAATCTTGTCCTGATGCTGCACTTGATTGCTCATAGAAATCAAATTGTTTCTGAAGCTGTTCGCCAACTAGTTTTTGTACATTGTTGTTTACATCTTCACGTAAGTTTAATGTAATTGGTTCCCAAGTATGTTTACCTGCTAGGTACACACGTGAGTTATATACGTCTAGTGTCATTTGTTCAAAACTTACGTTAGGTCTAGTTACGTCAATAACTTGTTTTGTAAGTTCTGTTGTTGGTGTACTAACGCCAAAGTTTTCCAAGCTCACTCGAAAGCGATATTGGAGTTTTGGCATTAAAAGTCCCTGGTTACTAGCGGAATCTCCGCTAGCCAGTGGAACTGTAATTTTTGATAGTGTTGAAATTGCCATTTAGTCTGCTCCTGTTATATATATTTATCAGTTTAAAGTCCTGATATTTCTCCAGTATTTTTAAGTCTTAGTGGTATGTAAATAAACTCTACTGCTTTTACAGGTTCAATAGCAATGTCTAAGTATAGCTCATTCTTATCAATTCTGCTTGGAGTATTGTTTGACTCATCACAAACTACTAGGTAATCATACAATCCACGCTGTCCGACTAATTCAAGTAGCAAACTTTCTGCTGCTTGTTTAATCTCATCACGTGTAATTTTATCATTTGGCTCAAAGATATATGGCTTAGCAAGTGTGTTTAGCTGACTACGTAAGTAGATAACCAAACGTGCTACGTTGATTCTATCTAATGCACTTGCACCTCTTGAACGTGTTTTTTGTCCAAAGTTAACAAGTCCTGCACCTGTAATAAACGTAATTGGATTAACAGCACTTGAGTACAATGTATCTCTTTGTCCTTCGTTAAGTGCTACTGCAACAAATTCGCCTTCTGCTGTTACATAGCCTGTTGATGTTGCATTAGTAATTCCGCCACGTCTTGTACCTGCTGGTGCAAACCATGGATAGCTAACCTGATCACTAAGTGCAATAGTTCTTAGCATCATGTGAGAAGCTGGAACTATAACATTGTTACCAAAGTTGTCGCTTGTAAATCCTGCAGGATAAAATATACCTAAGTATTCATCTCTACTTACAAGTCCTCTATCGTTATCTTCGACAGCTGTGTTAACATTTGTTGCCCAATCATTTAATGATGTTGCATCTGGTGTTAAACGGAATGGTGAATCGCCTAAAATAAATGCTGTTAAGCCTCTATCGTAGTTTAAGCTAATCATCTCTCCAATTAGTTCTGGATAACCTGGTGTCGCCATTAAGTTAAACAGTCTTGATTCGTCATCTCTAATGTCATCATTGCTGTTGACTACTGCTTGTAACGCTTGTACTACAACTTTACGCTGTGCTTTACGTCCAAAGCTACCTGAACCGTCATTTTGATTTCCGGATTCTGTAACCCATCTATGTGGATAATAGTTCTCCATAGACTCATCTGACATACGTTTGTTTTCGCTTGTTGTGTCAATGTAGTTACGCTCGAAACGTTTTACATTAAATCCGCTACGTCTTAGGTTCCATAACAACATACCTTTTGGATATAGTGCTGGATCTGGTGCATCTGGGTCTAAATAGTTACTTGCTAACAATGCTGGAATAGTTCCACTTGGTGCAACGGTTGTTGTTCCAGGTCCTGTTCCGTAACGTGCATCTGCAAATAATATACCGTTTTCAGTAGTTTGATCACTACTATCTAATGGTGCTCCCCATTTAGAAGCTGTTGTTCCTGAAATATCTACATTGTAACGATATACTGTTGGATAGTTTTCTAAGTCTGCTGTTGAAATCCAAAGATCGCCTGTTACCAATGCACTTCCATCACTTTGTTGTGTTGGCATAGTAGCTGAAACAATTGGTCCTTCTGGGTCTGCTGTTGGATATGCTGTTGAATCTCCGTATCCTACCCAAGTTGTACCGTTGTGCCAAAGCATATCTACTTCGTCTACAATTGAATTATACCATAGCTGTCCTTGTGATGCTAATGATGTAACTGCATCTGCACTTGCTGTATATGTTAATACACGCCAGTTACTTGCTTGAAATTGTTTTGGACTTGTAGCATTAGTTGTGCCGTCTACAAATACTAAGTTTGCTGTAGTAGATGCGTCTGTGCTTACAAATGGTTTGAATCCCATTGCATTTAATAATCCAGTTGTATCAACAAATTTAATTTCGCCGCCCTGTGCATGGCTAATTATAACTCTGTTTGATGCGTCAACTGTTGCACTTACATTAGCAACATTAGCTGATGTAATAGCTGCAGCAATTAAATTTGCATCGCCGCTTGCACTTCCACTTGTTGTAACACTTACAGTAACAGGTGTACTAAATGCAGCACTACCTTTGTTTGTGCTTGACATTGTAAAGGTATGTACTCCTGCTCCTGGTACTGCACCTGTAATAATTGCACTACTAATATTAGTTGCGCCACTTGCTTGTCTACGGAAAATTGTAAAATTGCCCATTGGTAAAGCATCATTTGCAACATTAGTCTTAGCATACAAATCGCCAATTGCTAGATTTGCTCCACCTGCTGTTGAATCTAAACCATAAATTGCTGATGCTGCATCTGGATACATTGCTGTTGAAATTTCGTCCCATAGTAATGTAGTTGCATTCCAAAGTTTAACACTTAGTTTTGCACCACCATTTGGAACTGTTGTTTTAAACCAAATACTACCAGATGGTCTTGAAGTTCCAGTATCAGTTGTTTTCCAAGTTGGAACACTTGTATGCGCTGAAATTTGTAATGCTGGAGGAAGGAAAGATCCTGCTGTAATACCAAGCTCTGAAAGTCTAGTTGCGTCACCACCAATTACAACTGGTCCTCCTGTAGTTGAATCTTCAGCACCTGAACTTGTTCCATCACTGTATATTTCTAAAAATCCGTCAACTGCTGCTGCCGAAATTCCTGGAATTATTGCATTTGTTATTGCTGTTGCTACATCAGATACTGTATTTGAGCCTACTGATATTGTAATGCCGTTTACTGTAATATCTGCTGTTCCTGTAAAACTTGGATTTGCGTTAGTACCTTTTACTGTTGGCCAACTTTTAATCCAATCGCCGCTTCCAACTGCTACCCATGAACCACTTGTATTTTTATACCATAATTTATTAATTGTTGTAACAGCTACAATTAAATAATCGCCAATAGCTCCAATTGATGCTAATGGAGTATAATCTCCGCCATCATAATCTACTACTTGATTTTGTTTAAAAATTACTGTAGGTGTCTTTGTTGTAAAAGTTTGTCCGCCTGTAGTATTAACAGCATTACTATTCCATTGCTGTATACCGTATCTTGAACCATCTGTATCAAACCAGTATGTGCCTGCTAAGGGATTTGCACTTGGTGCGTCCGCTGTAGCTTCTAACTCTCCTAAATCAATATCAGCACGTACAACGAATGCTCTGTTGCTTACACCTAATAGTGAATAAGCAGCTTGTAAGCCGTATTCGTTTAGTTCGCCTGCATGAATTGGATTGTTATTATTATCTGTTTTAAATATCGGATCTCCAAATGTGTCCGCTAAATCTCTTTGTGAAGTAAGCAAATAAGGTTTCCCTGCATTTGCTTTTAGTGTGCCCTGTGCTGTTCCTGTTCCTGCTGCATTTGTTTTATTCGATGCACTAGCAACAAAAATCATAGGCACTGTACCTGGTTCAGCTGGTGTGTAAAAACTTTCGTCGATTACGCTAACCTGTACTCCTGGTGATGTTAAAGCCATATTATTTCTCCTGTTGGAATCTTTTGCTATATGTATTTAGCAGATATGAAAAAAAAGGTACGTATATATCCCTATAAAAAGGTACCAAAAAGGTGAGGTAAATACAATATGAGACCTTTATGCCAATGTAAACAGAGACCTGCGGCCGTTAATTATAAAAAAGGCAACAAAACCTACTATCGAAAACTTTGTGAGCGTTGCCTACGTAATGGGGTTAACCACGGCGTACCTAAATGGAAACAACGTGGATATGAAAAAAAGAACTCATGTGAAAAGTGTAATTATACATCAAAGTATCAAGAACAATTTAATGTGTTTCATATTGACGGCGATTTAAATAATTGCAGACCTAGTAACCTTAAAACTATCTGTGCAAACTGTCAACGTATTATGCAGAAACAGGGCGTAAAGTGGAAGCAAGGTGACCTTGTACCTGATTTTTAAGATCGTCTAGTGTTCCGTTATTGCTTACTTGTGCATTAAAATCTACGTTTGCCCAACGCCATTCGCTTTCGTGTACATCTTTAGGCTCAACGCTAATATCTTGATACATTCGGAACCAAACAGGATCAGGTCCTCTCATTACACGCCATACTTCGCCATGTATACTTTTAATCATATTTGCTTCGTTGGGAAATCTTACATCAGGTATTACAAAATTAGTGTTCGGAGATTGTGTAATCTGCTTTTTAACAAGACTAACCCAAATTCCGTCATCAAATCCATGACGCATACAATCTGTACCAAATTCCTGTAGTACCAGTCTTGGAGTAATAGTGCGTCCTGTTTCAGAGCTCCAAAAAGAATCTTTTTTCTCTCGCCATTCTCTGCTTTTGTCAGTTTCACCTTCGAGCATTGCTCGATCCCAACCAAATACAGTAGCTACACCATCTTTGAGTTTATCTGCAAAAGACAGTTTTGTAAATCCGTGTTCATCAACTAGAATATCAGCAGCTGTGCCTTTGCCGCTACCAATTAATCCACATATGCCAATAATCATAATAATATTTCCTAAGTTATAGTCTTAGTGTTTATTATAAGGTATTTTTTATGAGTTGTCAAGTACTTTTTTGAAGGCTTCTTCAAATCCTTCTTCGTGTAAATAGGCTTCATTATTGTTCCAAAGCCTACGGAAATATCCATCTGCACTTTTCATAATAGTATCGTGAGTTGTATTTAAATGGCCTTTTACCATGTAAAATAATCTGTATTCTTGTTTGTAATCAGAAAGATTCATTATAATATATTTACAATGAATTAAAATCGTTAGCGTTAACTTTGAAGGTTTTTATCCTATTAGGAAACTATATCCTGCACCACCTGGTATTTGCTGAGAAACTTCTTGTTCTAGCTTTTCCATTTCTTGCTGTGCTTCAGACTTTAAACTTTGACCATTTAAACTTGTGCCACCTTGTGGACCTGCAATAGTAGCAAACTTTTCTCTTGCTTCACCTAGCATATATTTACAACTTGCAAGTGTATAATCTTTGATCCATTGTTGTGCTAGGTAATCGTTTAATATCTGTTCGTCTGGACGATAATTGTAACAATATAACAGTAATGTTTCTTCTGCTCTAGGACGTTGTAGTAGAGTTAATTTTTTAGTTGTTGAATTCCATTTAAATTCAATAAAACTACCAAACATTCTACCTACTAGTTCTTGGTATTGGCTAAACATATCGTATGTTGCTAAGCCGCCCATGTTTGAACTTGATAATAGGTATGCATTTGTATATGCTAGGTTGAACGGTTCAAATATACTTCCGCCATCACCGCCGCCTGATCTTGCTCCAACACTTCTACGGAACAACTTACGAACTTCCATAATTTCATTGGGTAATATATATTCGTTTTGATCTATAATTGTAGGCATAAAGAAATATGACTCTTCAACTGAATTATCACTACGTTGTCTAAAACGTGTAAGTGCTTTCTTTAATGCTGTTTCATAATGAATAGGATCAAGTTCGACATCAACCATGCCTCCACCTAGCATTGCGTGTACGTAATCAAATATTTCTTGCTTTTGTATTGCCATATGTAAAGTCTCCATTAGTATTTATCGTATTGACTTACTAACGATAAATATGTATATGCCAAGATTAAGTTTATACAAGCCACAACGCGGTAATGATTATGCATTTATAGACAAACAAGTCTATGAAATGTTCACTGTAGGTGGTACCGATATTAATATACATAAGTTCCTAGGTGCTGAAAACCCTAGTGAAGCAGATGCTACAGCTGATCAGCCACGGTATGATGCTGTAAAAGAAACAAACATACAAGACATGTTGTTCTTAGAAAATAGAGATCGCAAGTATGATCCAGACATTTATACAATGCGTGGCATTTATAATGTACAAGATATTGACTTTAACCTTAGTCAATTTGGATTATTTTTAAGTAACGATACATTGTTCTTAACAATACACATTAACAGTAGTGTAAAAACCCTTGGTAGAAAAGTTATGGCAGGTGATGTAATCGAATTGCCACACCTAAAAGACGAGTATGCTTTAAATGATCTATCATTTGCATTAAAAAGATTTTATGTTGTAGAAGATGTAAACCGTGCAGCTGAAGGATTTTCACAAACGTGGTATCCGCACTTATATAGATTAAAATTAAAACAAATAGTAGACTCACAAGAATTCAAAGAAATACTTGATTTGCCTGCAGAAGAAGGTGCTACGGGTGGAGATACACTACGTAGTTTATTAAGTACATATGATAAAGAAATGCAAATTAACGATGCTGTAGTTGCACAAGCCGAAGCTGATGCGCCGAAAGCAGGATATGATACTAGTCATTACTTTAGTTTACAACTTGACGAAAATGGAAACACAGAACTTGTTGACACCGACGGAGATGATATTCCTGATACAATGCGTTCAGCTACTAAGTCAGGATATAACGGATATTTACTAGGCGACGGAATACCGACCAATGGCGAATCTTTTGGACATGGTATTAGTTTTCCTACTAATACTACTGTAGGTGACTTTTTCCTACGCACTGATTTTTCTCCTAATAGACTTTTTAGATATGACGGGGGTCGTTGGGTCAAACAAGAAGATAATGTACGTATGACACTTACTGGTACAAACAATAGAACAAACCAAAAAGGTACATTTATAAACAATACTACAACCGATACTATTGCCGGTGAAAGTGTTGTAGAAAGACAGAGCTTATCAAAAGCACTTAGACCTAAGGCAGATGAATAATGAAATATAAAGACATTAAACTAGTTGAAAAAGAAGTTCCTAGTAATTTAGATAATTTACCTTATAGAGATGATGGGAAACCAGCACCACCAGAGGCTGATGTACTAGGTGGTACTCCGGTAGGACGTATATGTTATGGACTGAAACGAAGTGCAAGACCTACTGTAAGTTGGCGTAACAAGAGTATGATGATAAAAAGTGCTGAAGAATTTATGCAGAGGTATCCTGAAGACGCAGCTGCAATTAAGGCGTGTATGTTAAAATATGGTTTAGATGGCACTTCAGATAAGAATGGCTCCAGCGATAAAGGTAAAAAAGGCGACGGGGAGAACCAAGGAAATAAAGGCGTCGGTACTGGTAGTGGTGATAAAGGCGACAGTACTGGCAACAGTGATAAAGGCGACGGTACTGGTAAGGGCAATAAAGACGGTAAAGGTTCTATTCCAGGTTATACTCCACCTACTGGCGGTAAAGGTGACGGCACTGACAAAGGCACTGGTGATAAGCCTGGTGACGGAACGGGTAATAAAAAACCCGGATCTGGGTCTTCAGACCTTGATAACGATATTCGAGAATTTGGAAAAGCATTGCAAAACGGTGAATTTGAAAAAGCACAAGAAATGTTAGATGGTAACCCCGAGCTTAACAAAGCTATTGACCAAAAAACCAAAGATCAAATACAAACTGTTCTTAATCCGCCACAACAAGAACCAGAAAAAACAGATGATAAAACTGACGATGAAAAAGATGACTTTGATGACGAGTT